AGTTGCACAAGATTTATTTGACGAAGTAAAATCACGCTACACCAACCTCACACTAGGGGATGAAAATGCCCAAGTCACCACAGATCCACAAATAGCTAGATTTTTCAAGTTCAACTTTGCAGACAATCCTGTTAGTGTTGCAATTGATGAAGAATCTGTAAGGTTAATCTACAATAAGGACATCACTGAATTGCTAGATGACGAGACAGAAAAACAATGGTATGACTTTGCCCGTACGATGCGTGAATTTGCTGTAACACACAACATGAATTTCAAGCCACAAGACATCGAAAAGTTAGATCTCGAACAAGGAGATTTTGAGTTCATGTCGCAAGTAAATACAGTTAAGGAAAGTAAAATGCACGGAACATCAAAAACATCATACGACAAACTGGATAAAACTAGAATGATCATTAGGCATTCTAAGTCTATTGATGAAGATGTGCCTGGAGCAAGATCAAGAAACATTAGTGCAATATTTGTTGAAAACAAGGATGGAGAAAGATTCCGTTTTCCATACAACTATCTGGCAGGTGCAAGAGCAATGATGATGCACGTTGCTAAAGGTGGAAACCCATATGACTCAATAGGTGAAAGCATTATTAAAAAGGTAGATGAAATTGCACAGCTAAGAAAATTTTCAACTTATGCAGTGCGACAAGGACTTGTGGATGAAACAACATTACCATATGTAGAAGCGGCAAGTGATAAAATTGCAGAAGCAAAACGCACACTACATAGATTGGCAAAAGCAAAAACTTATGAATCAACAGTAGAAGAACTTGACACTTCAATTACTGATCTACAACAAGAAGATATTAATGATCTTAAAAAAATGTTTACTAAAGAAACATTTGATGAGGATATTATGGATGCATTTAAATTTTTGCCTATCAATGAATTTAAAAAAGATGATGAAGAAGAGAAAATGGATTTTACTAAACTTGCATCAACAGCAAGTAGATTTGCGCCATATGTAAACAAATTTTTATCCGATCCTGAAAACAAATTGATTCTCAAAAAAGATGATTCATACGATAAACTGCAAAACAACTTAAGAAGTCAAATGCCTGATATGGAGCAAAAACTTGCGGCCATAATGAGAGACATTGCTACAAGGTTTTTGTCAGCTGATCCAGAAGATGATGCAGTTGCAAATTTTGCATCTGACATGGAGCAAAAATTATCTGATGCAGGTGAATTGTTTACTAAAAAAGATCCGGATCTAAAAACTTTAAAAGGTGTTGCAATGCAATTAGCAAATAGATATCTACAAGATATGAAGAAGATGCAAACAAGTGATGAGTACAAAGATAAAGTTAGAAAATCACCAGAAGATGTAAAAGCATTTAAAAACATTAAAGGAAAAGATATTCAAAAAGGAAAATTGCAAAAACAATACAAAAGAAAATACAAAGATGAGTCAGAGCATTTCGAAGCATGGGCAGACTCCAGAGTGGCTGAAATGGATGTTGTTCTTGAAACAGATGAGCCAGTCAAATCCAAATACGAAGATCCTTACGTAATTTAAGTACACATATGAATAGTATTTTATGTGCAGGTTGCAGTCACACTGCTGAATTCTATTGGGATCCATGGCCTGCGTATATTGCAAATTCAACAAATGTTGGTATCCGCGGAGCTGGCACTGATCTTGTGTCTAAACGTGTAATTGTTGAACTACAAAAAAACATCTACACACATTTAATAATACAATGGCCTGATCCGTACAGATGGGATCTATATGTCGAAGACGAAATACATGCTGAACAGGCTTTGCCTATTTCTGGCATGCAAAAGTCACAACGAAGGACTTTGGTTGATTTAGAAGGCAATGAAGTTGATATACATGGTTATTGTACTCCAGGCAGTGAACACAGAGGATACATGAAAACTTATTATAAGCAATATTGGTCCCCGCGCCAACACCAAATTAATTTCTGGAATTGTGTTTTAAATGTGCAGTTGTTATGTGAAAAGTTATCAATAGATTATGCATTTTTAACTGTACTGGATCTGGTAGATTATGGAGAATGTCCTTTTAAATTTGTTGATGCAAGTAAGTTTTTAAGTACAAAAGGTATGTGCAATTACTTGGCCGATGAAGGCTATGAAGTACAAAATCATCATTATTCTACCGAAGCACATGAAGCATGGGCAAATTTTGTAAAAATAGGCTTGACTTTAGATTAAATTTATATATACTTGTATGTGTATAGTGATACACATTAGGCAAAACAAAGGAGGCTTACATTATGGCAACACTAGCAGAAATAAGAGCTAAATTGCAGGCTCAAACTTCCAAACCTCAAGGTGAGGGCGGGGGTGACAATGCAATATACCCACACTGGAACATTGCTGAAAATACAGAAGCAGTGGTTCGATTCCTTCCAGACAAAGATCCTAACAACACATTCTTTTGGACAGAAAGAGCAATGATCAAACTGCCTTTCAATTCGATCAAAGGAGATGCATCATCAAGTCCGTTATTGGTCCAAGTACCATGCATGGAAATGTATGGCGAAGCATGTCCTGTATTGGCAGAAGTCCGTCCATGGTTTAAGGATAAGTCATTGGAAGATATGGGGAGAAAATATTGGAAAAAACGTTCATACGTATTCCAAGGATTTGTAGTTTCTTCTCCTATGCAAGAAGATGCAACTCCAGAAAATCCAATCAGACGTTTCATTATTGGGCCACAAATATTCAACATTATTAAGAGTGCTTTGATGGATCCAGAAATGGAAGATCTGCCAACCGACTACACAAGAGGTGTTGACTTTAGAATCAACAAAACTACCAAAGGTGGTTATGCTGATTATTCAACATCAAAATGGTCAAGGAAAACATCACCGCTTACACCAGAACAACAACAAGCGATTGATACACATGGTTTACACAACTTGGGTGATTACTTGCCTAAGAAACCAACAGAAGTTGAACTGAAAGTAATTGAAGAAATGTTCAGAGCATCTGTTGATGGTGAACCATATGACTTGGAAAAGTTTGGTCAGTACTATCGTCCATATGGAATAAAAGCACCTGAGACAACTGCTCCTGCGGCTCCTGTAGCTGAAAAACCAGCACCAGCACCAGCGGCAGAAACAGTTGCGCCAGCACCTGCTCCAGAACCAGTTGCAGTAGAGACAGCACCAGTTACTCCAACAACTGAGGCAGCTCCTGAAACAGGATCAAAAGCAGAAGACATCCTGGCAATGATCAGAGCAAGACAACAAAAGTCTTAAATTGTATGGGGGAGGCAACTCCCCCATTGACATAGTGAACCAAAAAGTATTATAATAAATTTGAGAGGTAGATATGGTAAAACCGTTTGACGTTACAAAGTTTAGAAAGAACATTACAAAAAGCATAGATGGATTAGGAGTAGGATTTAATGATCCTACTGATTGGATATCAACAGGCAACTATGCTTTAAATTATTTGATATCCGGAGATTTTTATAAAGGCATTCCATTAGGCAAAGTTACTGTGTTTGCAGGTGAATCGGGGTCAGGCAAGTCCTATATTTGCTCAGGAAACATTATACGTGAAGCACAGGCAAAGGACATATTTGTAATTTTAATTGATTCTGAAAATGCCCTAGATGAAGCATGGCTAAAAGCAATAGGCGTTGACACATCAGAAGAGAAGTTGTTGCGATTAGGCATGAGCATGATCGATGATGTTGCTAAAACAATATCAAACTTTGTGAAAGATTACAAAACAGACTATGGTGATAAAGATCCAGAAGAAAGACCAAAAGTTTTATTTGTGCTAGATTCTTTGGGCATGATGATGACTCCTACTGATGTTGATCAATTCAACAAAGGAGACATGAAAGGTGATTTAGGGCGTAAACCTAAAGCACTAACCGCACTAGTAAGAAACTGTGTGAACATGTTTGGTTCATACAATGTTGGTATGGTAGCAACTAACCACACGTATGCATCACAAGACATGTTTGACCCTGATGATAAAATATCAGGAGGACAAGGATTTGTTTATGCTTCTAGTATTGTTGTTGCAATGAAGAAGTTAAAACTAAAAGAAGATGAAGCTGGCAACAAAATATCAGAAGTAAGAGGCATAAGGGCCGCTTGTAAAGTTATGAAAACAAGATTTGCAAAGCCATTCGAAGGCGTACAACTTAAAATACCTTATGAAACAGGCATGGATCCGTACAGTGGACTTATTGATTTGTTTGAAAAGAAAGGCCTAATTACGCAACAAGGTAACAGATTAAAATATATAACAGCAGATGGCAAGGAACTTTTAGATTATCGTAAGCAATGGGGCAAAGAGAATTTAGAAATTGTCATGCAAGAGGTAAGTAACCAAGTCGTAATCGATGACTTACAAACACAAGAGGTACAACAAGTAATACAAGATGGAGATGCAAATGCTAATTGATATGTGGAGCCTTGTTAAGGCATACTCAAATGTCAAAGAGCGAGATATCGTTGCATCAAAATTTATTGATATTGCTTTGGATCACGGAACAACAGACGAAGAACTTAAGGAACTAATTGGCATAGATGATGAACTTGATGATGCTGTGCGTGAAATACTAGAAGATAACGCAGATGAAGAGGATGAATATGATTACGGTGATGGCCATTCGGAAGAATATTCAGATTATGATTAATGGCAAATTGGTTTTCAATAGTAAGCCAAGATATTTCTAAGATTCCTGATGCAATACTTCATTATGAAACAGAACTTGAAAGAGCATCTGCAGAAGTAAAACTGCATGGCAACATAGAGAAACAATCTGCTTCTATGCCTGGCGTGGTTGAAGAACGATTTAGACAACTGCAAGAAGTAGAAGGGATCCTAAAACATTTAGAAATACAACATCGTAGATTAAGAACTAAGCATTATAAAAAATATTTAGAAAATTATCAACGTGCTCTTACGTCTCGTGACGCAGAAAAATATGCTGAAGGTGAAGATGAAGTGTGTGATTATGAAGCAATAGTGAATGAATGGGCACTCCTGCGAAATAAATGGTTAGGCGTAATAAAAGCACTAGACCAGAAACAATGGCACATAACTAATATTGTAAAACTTAGAGTAGCAGGAATGGAAGATGCCAATTTATAAAGAAATACAGATAGATTTAGATTATGACTTTTACATCAAGCAAGATTATGATGGCAATAAAGGTCAATCTTGTATTGCACATCACCGAGTAGAATTAAAGGATATACATGACAGATTCGGCGGCATGCCGGAAACGTACACATATGATAATACTGAAATAAGTCAATTGTGGTGGAACGAAGATCAAGTAGATTATGATGACCTTGGCATAAAATTAGGCATGGAAGTTATTACAGTAAGTTCCATTAGACTCCGTCCAGGAAACATTATACCATTACATAGAGATATGTTTTATCAAATTAAAAAACGTTTTCCTAATGACACACGTCCTAGAGTAAGAGCAAATATTAATTTAGAAGAATGGAAAAATGGACACTTCATACAAGTTAATCATAAAGGAGTGCCTAAAGTTTGTTCAGGATGGAAACAGGGTAGTGGGCACTTGTGGTGCACTGAAATAGAACACATTGGTGCAAACTGTGGAATGGAAAATAAGTTCAGTTTACAAGTTTCAGGATTTGCTCAAGAAAGTTAATCTATTAGACAAATCAGGATAACCTGTGTAGGCATTTTCTTTAGCATCGGGGTTATGTTTTGGAAGTTGATCCATAAGCATTATGCCTAAAGCACAATCTTCAGGAATAAGATTATAATGGTATCCAGGTTCACTAAATTTAGGTTGGCCAGTCCATGGAGAATAAATTTCATCACGACCATCATGTCTGACTAGTTTTAACCAATCACACAATTGAGTGTTGTCAGTCAAAATTGCTCCACCTTTTCCTATTTTAAGTTGTTTTTGATATTGAAAACTTAAACACATATCTGTATTATCCATATACATTCCAGAAGTAAACCGCACAGCAGAATCATACACAGAAGTATTTCCTAATTTGTAATGCCCAATCCAATTCTCGTCAGTCCACTCGAATG